AGGCTTTGGAATAAAGTTTATGCATTCAGCTAGACCTTCTTCATAAGCTGGCTGATCTGCTCTACCATAAAGGTTTTTGGATATATACCCGAATGTAAAAGCACGATTTATATGTTGGGAACGTGGCATTATGCTAAAGCCTCCATGAAGTCAGCTATCTCATATGATTTAATAGCTATGCGTTCTTCAACGCTAACACCAGAATCATTTTCCGCTTGCTGTGCTAGCGACTCAACCATAACATTATTGCTTATTATGCCTGATGCTATAGCTTGTGCTGCTTCATCTCTTCTTTGTGATGCTGGCATGACTACCTCTGTAAGGTATCTATAGTTGCTCCAGCGACATTCGAACTACCTTGCCCACGAACATCGGTGAATCGGAAACTTCTAATCTTCTTGGTTGTTCCTTGCATACCATCATTAGCTTTAGCAAAGTCCATCTTCTGCTGATATAATTGGAACATAGTATCATGCATAGTTTTGCTATTAGTAAGAGGTAATGCCATATCCCAAGCCATACGAGCAGCAAGTCCTTGACGGAACATAGCTGACATAAGATTGACATTAGTCACTCTCACAATACACAGAACCTGACACACGTCACCTTCTACTACAATTTTTCGTTCTTCAAGTACCCAAGGTCTGCGATTTTCATTAACCTCTATCACTCGTAGAACATAATCTGGGAGTGGGAATAGTGCTCCTGATCCAAAGACTACTTCTTCGCTTGACTTCGGCAGGATTAATCCCCGCGTTGCGAACGTCCAGTCTCCCTCTTCAAGGCAAGCATCACGAAGGTCAGCATACAACGTCTTGGCTAATTTAGCCTCAGTTGAATTATCAGTTAATGCTGTAATTGTATTAGCACCGAGAAATCCCAATGCTTGATTTACTATGCTGACTTCGTTAGACATTTACTTTTCCTCTGCGTCTGCAGCCAGTTTCTTGGCAGTTGCATCCGCTTTGTTGGCGACTTCTTTGGCTTCCTTAGCAGCCTTCTGCTTAGCCTTTTTGATACGAGCCTTTTCTTCTTTAATATCTTCTGCAGAAGGCATAACTGCTTCGATGCCTGCTGGATAGATACGCATTGATCGAGATATTTCTTCGACAGATTTACCATCAAATGCCATTTGATGAACTATACGAATATCTCGTTTGTGACAACCTTGTTTCATATATTACTCCTAACTGTAATCTATAGGATAGCCATTTAATGATTCATCTGCGATGAATACTCCGAAGGATGTATGGCCATCATAAACAGCTTCGGTTGTTGGAATTTCTGGTAAAGCAGTAGGAGCACTTAAATCCAGATTACACAAACGCATATTCTCTGTATCAGAGTCATTCATTTGAGGTGGAACTGTCATAGCCAAGATATAAGTCTCAACTTTAACAAAAGGCTTTACGCTTTGTATTATTCCTGATTGTACTGAATGTAACATATCAGTCTCCAAAATTATGGACGTCCTTGTCCAGTCGAACTTACAGTGCGTCTAGTAAGTCCAGTTTAACAACATGCTCATCTTCAACACGGATAGCACCCATGCTCAGATCGCAGTACAGCTGCCATGAGAAACTCATGTCAGGACGTTCTGCTGCTTTAGCACTGATGTCGCGAGCCACGTGGAAGCCGATACCTTTCTTAGTGAAAGCGTAACACTGGATAGTGCCAGCTACTGGTGGAGTAGCAGTAAGCAATAAACGAGTAGATACGATGATATCGTAACCCAGGAAGTTAGGCAGGTAACCTGTAGCCAACGCCTTAGCGTTTTGGAAATCACCAGAGGTAACTTCAAGTAACTGCATTAACTTACGTTGCTGAGTTGGACCAATGACCAGTGCGATATTAACGTCTGGATCAACGTCGTTAGCAGCGAACAGCTCTTTTGTCTCAAGGAGAGTATCCAAAGAGATAGCGCCAGTACCATCACCAACTACTTGAGCAGGATCATAAGGGATTGCTACGCCAGCACTGTCACGAGATGCACCACCGAGAGCCTCGATGATGATATCATCTACGGCACGGTTCATGTTCATGACCAAGTTCTCTGTAGAAGCAGACTTTGGATCAATAAGCATTTGAACCACGTTTTCACGATCGATGATCTCACCAGTATCGCGGGTTTCAATCAGCGATTTACGACGAGTCCAATCAAGACCTTCGGTAGTACCAACACCACCATCTTGATCACCACCAGAAGGTGATATAGCACGTGGACCAGGCTTAACACGTGAGTTAGATTGAGCCAGACGATCCCAGTTATGGGCTTCAGACTGACGGTTTACTTCCATCACACAGCGACGAAGCCGTGAGATGCGTTGTTGTGCGAGATGTCGGACGTTGTTTTCAAACGTCTCGATATACGCATTAGGGACTGTAATAGGCATTTTATGCTCCTAAGTTATATCATTAAAGTTGAGAGTAATCAGCATTATTGCTGGCTCAATTTTTGTCGGTTTAGGTAATTGCCTAAGCAGCCTTTGCCATTTGGTCGAACTCCATAATACGTTTGATCGTATCTTGGTATGTGGCATCGCCAGGATTCATACCTTCCATTTTAGTCCGCAACTCTGAAGCCCGTTCTCTAGCTTCAGCAGGAGTGATCCCACCGCTACCAGGTTTCTGGACTGCCACTTGAAAGTCTTCAGACCCTACTGCTTTCGCAATACCGTCTAACCACTTCAGCGTATCAGCGCCCGCAACTCCCGCTTTGATTGCTTCTAGCAAATCAGCAGGGGCGTTAGTAGCTTGAGCAATCTTGTAAACCTGTTCCATCTTGGAGTCATATGCTGCACCCCAAGCTGTCTGCAGGGCATTCATGCCTGTAGCTATGTCACTATCAAAAGCATCAGATGAACCTTTTTCAGATTCAGCTAATGATTTCACGAATTTTCCAAACTGACGATTAGTCATACCAGATTCAAGAGCCTTCTCTTGGAGGAACGTTTTGCGCTCATCTGATATTTCCCAACCTTCTACTGTAGGCATCTCATACTTGTCATGCTTTTCGGGCATTCCAAGTTTAGCCATTATAGCAGTAACATTGGTATCGTCTGTTATATCTGGCGTCAGCATAAGACCAGGAACTTTTTCCATAAGTGCTTTATGGAATGTACCCATATCTTCTGTACCAGCTTCTTTAGATGGAACACGTATGCTCTGTCCCATCATTGCTTTGGTATCAACAAACGCCTTTGCCAGACCATTAACATCCTTAAAGTCTGCAAGGGCTGGATTATTAGCCAAATCAGACGCTCCGTCTGACTCACCATTCCAACTAATCTCATTAATAGGCATCTTCTAAAATCTCCTCAATAAATAAAACAACTTCACGCGCACCTTCTCTAGCATGCGTCATGTATGGGTCACCAGGTACAACAGACGTTCTCTTTGAGAAATTGTCTTGTAATATCTCTAGTGCTTTCCGTCCATCATCGGACTGGAATATTCTGAAGATACAGCCACGGTCAGCCATGATCTGTTTCTTCGCATCTTCGCGCTTCTGTTCATTGACAGTTAATTTATGCTTGCTGTTCTTGTCCATTCTGAACCTCCTGCATAGCACGTTCACCTTCACCAGCAGCCTTCATGCCTTTTCCTTGCTGTTCCGCTAGTGCGGCATCTTGCTGAGCCTTCATATCTTCTTCACGCTTTTTGCGTACTTCAGTAATCTGATCTGCAGATCGCATCATGATAGCAGGGACGCCACCCATCTTACCAAGTTCAACAGGCATCTTTTCACTATCAACTACATCAAGTACAGTAGGATCAACTTGCGCGTATTCCGCTAGTTGTGATAGCCAGTTCACAGTAGAGATAACTTGCTCCTGCTTATGGGAGCGAGCCATTGGACCAGTGTATTCTATATCCAAAGCAGAGCCTAACTCTGTAACCATCTGAGGTGGATCAGGAAGTCTGCCAGCACGATACGCTATATTGAACGTACGTGATATCATAAGGTCTAGGAAGTCAGACTGCATACGACCTAGCGTTGGACCAAGCAAACGTTGCATCAGTTCATATCTAACTTGAACCTCTGTCGCAGTCATAGCGGGTGATTCTTTCAGTTCAAGCTGATCCACAAAGAAACTTCTATTGATCGATGCCTGTAAACGCTCTATTTCAAGATGTCCAAGATCAATTCTTGCACCAGTTTGGAACGGTTGAAGATCGTCTATATTCCGAAGAACAGTAAGACCACCACGGCTAAGATCCACATCAGACATAACACCTCGTTGGGTAGTGACGAGCGGTGGGTCAACCACCTTAGCAGCTGCTTCAAGAGTAGTCTCCACTATCTCATTCAACGTCATGATGTCAGCTAAGGCTACAGCAGCAGGACTATGACCCCAACGAGAGCCTGCTGTAGTACGCCAACGGGGGGCGAAGGCAGGTTGTTCATAATAGCCACCTTCTTC